CAAGTTGGGTGCTATCATAATAACGCGATTCATCCGACACGATTCGCAGAGGTATTAAATCGTGTTGGAAATCATTGGGGGAGACCACCAATGTTGATTGAGAGAAATAATTGTGGCGGTGAGGTTATAACTTCATTAAATGAAAAGCATAACTATCATAATTTAGTTAGTCATAATCCATCTAATCTCAAATACGGTGATATACGTCAAGGAATTTATTCACATACTAATACCAAATATAATGGTGTGATGAATATGCGATACTGGATGAATACATTAAGAGTTGTCAAAATATATGATATCGCAACTGTTCAAGAGCTACAGACGTTTGTACGGTATCCAAACGGAACATGGAAGGCAAAGCAGGGCAAGCAGATTTATGATGATAGAGTACTTTCGTTAGTTTGGGGATTATATGTTTTACAAGAGGAGATTTGTCAGCAGCACTATGAAATAGTTGCATATGATGATCAAGGTAAGCCGCTCAAAATTCAAAATTATACTATTACTGAACCTGGAATATTTAAATTGGATGATTTCTTTCAGAAGAATGAAAACGCACCGTTACCAACTATTATTGGATCATCACCGACATCAGGACAATTTTCTTCAGGTGGTCAAGGAATGAATGAATTACACCAAGCAGGGTGGAGTAGTTTGTGATTAATTATTGGCAGGAGGTTTTTTAATGGCTAGCATAACACAACCACATTTAAACAAGCTTAGGAAAGATAAATTTGTTGTTACATTATCACTACCAAATATAATGAAGCAATTACAATCTCGATCTACAAGAGAAGACAAATTTATAAACCTGGATAGTTTACAGTTTTCAGTATATAACATTAATATACCAAGTGTAACTGTTCCTGAGCATCAATTACATTATGGCCAGCAAAATTATAATGTAACATCATACGATAGACCAGCATATGCTCCAGTTGTAATTAATTTCGAGGTTGACAATGAATTTAAAAACTATTGGGTCTTATGGAAGTGGCTTCAACTATTAAATGATCCGACTAATGCGGCGTATGGTGGAAAGGGAATTTTTCCGGGTGGAATGCCGGTGCTTGAGCCTAAGATCGTACCAAACTACCAAACTACAATTGTAGCAAACGCGATGGATGAGTATAATAATGAAAAAGCGCGGTTTGTATTTACTAATTCATTTATTACCACGTTAGGTGAATTAGATTATAACTACAGGGATTCAGGACAATTACAATGTAGTTTTACATTTGTATTCAATCGATTAGATATTGAACTACTAGACGATGGAACAGACACACAGAAATTTGCTTAAACTGTACTCTTAGCAGTGTTTATAGTGTCGACTGCTTCGAAAATAATATCCAAAGAATAATAAATAATTAAAACGAATAGAAGTTTTACTATTTTAAGAGGAGAATGATATGCGAACAATTGAAAGCCCAGGCGTAGAAATAAGAGAAATTGATTTAAGTTTAAATACCGAGCTCCCAGTTGGTACAACTGTTTTCTGTGCTGGTTATGCACCACAAGGTCCTACAGATGAACTTGTTAACGTAACTAGTATTTCAGAGTTTGAACAGATTTACGGCCAACCGGAAAATGCTGCTGAACGGTATTTCTATCACACATGTAAGCAGGTAATGCAAGCCAACGGCACATTACTTGTTACAAGACTTCCATATGGATCAGGTGGCGGAGAGGGATACACTTCAAATTACAGTGTTTTATCTTTTCCATGTTTTCCATGGAATTCAGATGTTGAAGCGTATGCAACCGGTATTACAGCCGCTTCGTATACAGATATTTTAGTTGATGATGAGTCTGGACAAAACTGGTCCGGTGCTTATAATATTTTCAGTGCTGTTACTGGAACTGAGCCGAATTATGCAGGCTTTGATGATTTGGTGGTATCACTATCTGGTGAGAACGCAACTACAACGAAGGCAGTAACGTTTACGCTTTCTGGTGGAGTGTTTGTCTCCAATGATAGCGCGTGGACAGGAACATATACACCAGTTGATAGTGACTACGATTCATTCCGTTGGAAATTCAGTTCACAATCTGAAACCATTACAGGTGTGAAAATTACAACATCATATGTTGCATCAGGAATAACTACTGCAACTACACCGAAGTTTACAACCGCAGAGAATTATTATCTCGGTCAACCGGTTCATACAGTAGTTAATGAAGGAGTTTATCTACAATGGCTACAAGGTGGAATTAACTGGAAAGACGGGCAGATGCCATCTGGTTACACAACAACAGAGGCTGCTTATCTATCAAATATCGGTTATAACGGTCTCGTCGTTGTAAATGAAATTAAGTCCGTAATTGATGACAAGTTTGGTGGATACTATATCGCTATTGCTGATAACTCGAAGATTGACAAAGGTTCGAATTTCGATTCAGTTCTTCAAGCAAAAACGATTAATAGTTCTACAACTAACTCTGAGTGGTTAACTCTTAATACTGATCGTTTAGCGTTCGCTTTAACTGGTACGTATCGTCAATCTCCGGGATGTATATCCGAGATAGTTGAAACCGTACCTGGATGGGAGTTCGGTGATCAAGGACAAGGTGGTTATACTGATAGTATTATATTTACGCAGTTTAAGCTCCGTCCGTCATTATATAACGCAGAAGATCGCGTTCTTGATAGAGTTGTTTCAGAAACTTATAGTGGTTCATTTGATAGTAGCCGTACTATTAATAACCCACGTGGTGGTTCACCTTTGAACTACTACATCGAGGATATCATTAATAATGAATCGACAACGATGAGAGTGTTTGTTAATCCGAATATTTCCGAGCAAAGTGGGCTGTGGTTTGATCCACAAAATGGTCTACCAGTTAAGAAGATTCGTGTTGCATGCGACGCAAAATCAAATACAGATGACTTTGGAGTTCCGTTAGACGATAATCCAGTAAATCCAGCTGAACCGCACGGTAAAGCAAAGGTAGTATATGATTTGACTAGCGCAGATACATATCTAGCAAACGCAGATAATCTATATGCAACTGGTGAGTATGTTGAGAGCTGCACCGGCAGTGAAAAATATATCGGCGAACTTCCAAGACAATTGGAACGTGCGCTACGTCTTGCAGAGAATCGTGATTTACTTCGTGTCGATATCGTACCTGAAGCGGGTCTCGGTACTGTTTGGACGGGTATGGTTCTTGATATGAATAACTGGCCATCTAATACAACGAATAACTACGCTTATTCGCGTTCGCAGGAGATATTTAACGACACACATTATATCGATGGTATTTTAAATGCACATACCTTTGATTCAGATAGTGATGGATTGTTAAGTCAGGCTACTGGATCGTCTTCAGAGGCAAATGATTTATATGAGACTATTTATGGTATATTCAATACATTCTGTAAAGATACTCGTAAAGATTGCTTACATATTTCAGATCCGTTGCGTTATATATTCGTACAGGGTCAAGGTGATGTAAAGGTACTAGACGATCGTACAAAGAACTTTTCACAGCATATTTATTGGCCGTTGAAGAATCTATACGGCGCAGCAAATTCAAGTTATGCATGTACGTATGCTAACTGGGTTAAGCATTATGATAATTACGCAGGTAAGTTTATATGGTTGCCGACTTCGGGATGGCTAGCAAGGACCATGATTAATACAGATACTAACTTCTTCCCTTGGTTTGCACCAGCGGGACTGAATCGTGGAATTCTGCAAGATATAGTTGATATTGGTATTAATCCAACCTTGAAGCAACGTGATTTGCTATACAAGAGTGGTATGAATCCGATTGTATACTGGCCAGGTGATGGTTATGTGGTTTGGGGTCAGAAGACATTGCAGAAGAAGCCTTCGGCATTTGACCGTATTAATGTTCGTAGATTGTTCTTGTGGCTTGAGAAAGCTACGCTACAGCTCGTGCGTTACTTCGTATTCGAGCAAAATACTGTATTTACACGTAACCGTCTAAAAGCAGCTATTTCGCTTATATTTGATTATGCGAAGAATAATGAAGGGGTTTATGATTACCTAATTGTTTGTGATGAACGTAATAATACACCGGATGTAATTGATAGAAATGAACTAGTAGTAGATATCTATATTAAGCCTGTAAGAGTTGCAGAGTTTATTCTTGTAAACTTTATTGCGACACGCACAGGACAAGATTTCGAAGAGTTATTATAATAGATTTATGGTGGGGGCAGCAATGCCCCTGCCCTAAATATTTTTAAAGGAGATATTATCATGGGAATGGGAATTGGTGGTTTTTACACACAAGCGGTTTCAAAAGACTTCTCGCGTGATTTTCAAATGAGGGTTATTGAAATTGGTCCTGGCGTTCTTAATGAGGGGGATAATGTTTTTATTACAACTACGACTCTTTCTGGTTATGAGATTGCTAATCAACAGGTTCCGTATATGGGATTACAGTTTAATGTTCCTGGGTCAGGTAGTTTTCCTGGTAGTAATGCATGGGCTGTTACATTCCGTTGCGATCAGCAATTAAATATTCGTGAGAAGCTAATAACTTGGCAGAAGGCGATATTTAATTCATTTCCAGGAACTGCAGGTGAAAGTACTGGAGCATATGGACCGAAGTATACAGAGAGCGTTGCTAAGGCAACTATTTTCGATCGTGATGGTAAAGAGGCGCGAGGAATTCGTTTAGTCGGTATTTATCCTGTAACAGTTGGTGAAGTGTCATATGATGCTACCGGTAATGGTGCACCTGTTACAATCCAAGCAACTCTTGCTTATCAATGGTGGGAGCCATTTGCAGTTGGATCTGTGATTCCGTAAGTTGTATGGAGTTTAAAAAAGCGGCGCTTTTTGCGCCGCTTTTTTTTGGTTATATGCTAAGCTCACGGGGTAGGCTTGATAACACCAGATTTAGAAGCTAATTTATTATACTCGTTTAACAGTTCATTTTGATTTGTATGACCTGGACCTGCAGTTGCATCAATATAGTATCGATTATAAACGAATTCAATTTCTCGGCGTATTACTTTATCTCCTGTATAGTTATACTCTTCACTATCTATTGTAATTGGTGCACATGCTTCAAGAGTAATAGTTTTTCTTAATTTAAGAGGAGCAGAAACTCCGTCTTTTTGATAAGAGAGTAGTTTTACAGGTTTACGTAATTTTTGGTATTTTAGACTCTTGAATCCGAGTGTAATCATCCATGGCCGGAAAAATAAATCTCCTACGGATTGATTTGTTTCGAGGAACGCTATTGTAACATTTGGGAGATCATTTCTATTTTCTCCGATTAATCCTTTTAAAGCTCCTGATTGATTTACACCTACATGCGATACACTTAAACTATCTCCTGGAAATCTAACAGTCTGTGCCAACATGTAAAATGTGTTCCCTATAAACCATCTATCACTAAATGTTAGTTTACTGTCATTAAAAATATCCCATTTATGTGTGGCTCCTTCATATAATTTTAATTTATCCTCACATTGTGTGTCTATTGCTCTCATATCATCAACTGATATACCTACCAGCCAAAGCTGGGAAAGTGCGAGACTATTCGACGTCGCCATTAATGAATGGAAGAATTTTTGCTGAATTTTCGTGATTCCGTCAATTACTATCGGCATAGTTGTATTTTATCCTTTCTTAAATAATTACTTATACATAAATATTTAAGGAGATAACTATGACAAATCAAGATAATATTGATAACAAACCAGAAGTAATGACTAACATCACGCAGATTCTTAATGCGGTACAAAAGCAGAAGACAACATATGCATCCAATTATTGGGTTCCTTCGTTAGGACGGGATGTAAGGTTCAGTGAAATAAACACATCACAGCAAAAGAGATTGATCAAGTCGATTGTAGACTCACCAGTATATAATACAGAATACATTCAAACCTTTCGTGATATACTAAGAGAGAATTGCGTCGAGGAGGAAGTTAATATAGATAACTTAACAGTTATAGATAAACTCCTTATTGCATTAGGTCTTCGTATTAGTAGCATCGGAGGGAGAATTGATCTGGATGTTAAGCCGGATGCTGAAAAACCGTCGGAGACAGTTTCAGTAGATCTTATTAAGTTACATGAAGTAGCTAAAACTACATTATCAAGCATTAAGCCTGTAATGTTTGAAAACGATCTATTTGTTATTGAATGTAGTGTACCCACAGTCGGAACAGAATACAGATTAGAGAGGGAATTCCGTCTAAACAACGAGAACATCGAGATTGAATCGAATAAGGCTTTGAGAGATACTATCGGTGAAGCTTTTATTGATGAGATAGTTAAATATATTTCAGACGTGTCGGTTAAGACGGAAGAAGCCGTAACTCCGGTTTCTTGGGACAAATTTAACTTTAAGGATCGTATTACGGTTGTAGAATCGTTTAATACTGCCTTATTGAAAGATATTGTTGGCTATATTAATAAGGTTAAAGAGGAATCAAACAAAATTGAAGTAGTTAAGTTTCAATTTGACGGTAAAGAGTACGACAGGAGGTTGACGATAGACGGAAGTTTTTTTATGATTTCCTCAAGTTAATTTTCAATGACAACCTGTTTGGTGTTTTTCATGAAATTTAT